AGCGGATGTCGGCGGTACGCGCGTGGATCGACACGCGGCGGCAAGTCGTGGTCAGCGCGGTGTTGGCCGATGCCGCCCCAGCCGCAAGCTGGCGGGCAACGCCGAGCGCCGCGAGCGTGTCCACCGGCATAGGGTTGGTCGCGCTTACGTCAAACGCAGTGCCTTCGTCGCCAACGGCAACCTTGATGCGCTGGAATACGTTTCCGCCAACAGCGTCGCCCGCAACGTTTTTACCGCTGCCGGGTGTATAGCCAATGCCTTCGTATGCCATTAGTTAACCTCCAATTCAGAGCCAAGCGCGCGACCGTCAGGACCGCGCACAAGGCGCTTGGGCGCCGACGCGATGCGCGCGAGATTGGAAACCGCCTGCATCAATTCGGACTGCGCGCCCGCGATTTCCCGGCGCTGCTCGGCGATTTCGGCGGCCTGGGCGTCGAGATCCTTCTGGCGATCGGACAGGGCTTGGGACAGGTCGCCCAATTCCCGCTGGGTCTGCATCAAGCGTTCCAAAGCAGAATTGTGCTCGATGGTCGCGGCCTGCAGGGCTTGGACCTTGGCCGCTGCGGCTTCCGGGTCGGCCAACAAGGCTGCAATGGCGCCAAGACCACCATCGGCAGGAGCGGCCCCGCCTGATCCGGCTCGAATCATTGCTCGATCCTTCCTTACGTCGCCGTGATGACGGCAACCTTTTGGCCGGGCGAGACGCCGTAGAAACGGACCTCGCCTGCTGCCATGCGGTGCCGGTTGTTGACGGCGGTGGGGTTGTCGCCAAAGGCGAGGGCGCAGATCGCGTCGGTGTGGATCATCACGAAGCCCGTGCGCGCGTTGAACGCGGCCGATTGCGTCGATGTGCCGCCGATTGCGACTTGCTGCTCGGCAAGGTTGGGCTCCTGCCCAGCCGACACATGCGGGCCGTTGTCGGCGCGCGCGAGGTTTCGGTATTCCGTGATGTAGAGCGGCATTGCGCGCTACTCCCTTGGGCTTAGTTGTTGAGCTTCTTCCAGCCTGCCGCGAGCGCGGTCGAGGCCCAATACAGATCGCCAGCAACCGTGTCGTGGCAGAACTGATGCTGGAAGGCGGGCACGACGTTGTTGGTCGGATTCCCGGCGAAGGTGATCGGGACGTTGATGAGTCCCTGAGCGGCCTTATCCACGTCGGGGGCGATGTTGGCGTCGAGGAACGCTTGGGTGCAGGGCATTGGAAACTCCTTGGGTTTAGGCTGTGAGCCAATCGAGGCTCGAGGATTGGCTGTCGCGGTCGCTGTAGTCGTCGGCGGTGTCCTCGCCGCGCGCCCACTTGGCGGCCTGCGAGTTGGGTTCGGGGGCAACGGCGCCCAGATCCGCGTCGGTGATGCGCGCCATGCAGTCGAGCATGTCGTCGTGGGCGCTGACGGGGAACGAGAGGTATTCGTCCTCAACGAAGCGCGTGACTAAATCGACGCTGGCCTTGGCTTCGTCGAACCGGACGAGGGAGTGCGGCAGATAGAAGCGGCCCTGCTCGAACAGGGGAACGAGGCGCTTGATGCGATCGACCTTGGGCATTGCACCGCCAAGTTCGACGATATCGAAGCGGTAGTTTTGCTGGTCTTGAAGGTATCGGACGTGCTCGATGTCGGCCTGCAGCCCGTACTGCTCGTAGCCGACCCTCAAAGGCCGGTACTCGCGGTGCAGGCGCATCAAGTGTTCGGCTCGCTTGGTGAGGTTCAGCCGGTCACGGACGCCATCGACAAGGTAGTAGGCGCCGTCTGGGCCGATCCCGATGACCCACATGGATGTGTAATCGCCCCGATCCTTGCGCTTTCCCGATGCCGGGTCGCAGATCAGGTAGAGATTGAGGCCGGCAATGTTGGTGCCCGACCAGTACCGTATCCACTCTTGCCGGAAGCCCTGCATCCGATCTGCGGTCGGATTCAAAAGCATCTGGCAATTAAAAACGTAGATTCCCATGAGACGGCGCTTTTTTGCCAATTCCTCACGGGTCAATAGGACCGGCTCGCCGGTTTCCGTGCCATCGACCGTGGCAGGATAGATGCGCGGCGTTACCTCACCCGTCTTGACGAGCTGCACATAGCTGTCGGCGGCGTGGTAGTAGGTGCCGACATAGCGTTTTCGGCCGTGTTCCGAGCCCAGGTTGTCCGAAAGGGCAAGGCGCTGGGTGACTTTCTCGATCATGTCGGGCGTCGTGACTGATTCGACGGTCACAACGTCATCGTACACGCGAAGCCCAAAGTGGCGGCCCGTGGGCTGTCCGTCCAGAAGGCCGAAGGCTTCGACGGTCTGCTCTTTGGGGTTCGAGCGCCGCTTGACCACGATACCCTCGTCTTCGGACCATTTGGGCGCTTCCTTGCGCGGATTGGCCCACAGGATGTCGGGGAACAGGGCTTGAAGGTCGGTGTTGATCTCGAGTTCCGACTTGATCTGCCGGAGGAAGGCTTTGGCGACCTTGTTCGTGTCGGAGAAGATCCCGATGGTGATTTCGGGGTCGTTCAGAATGTCTTGGATGGTCAGGCCAAACGTGATGATCGAGCTTTTCCAGTGCCCGCGCGCCCATAGGTCAATGTGGTTGTCGGGTTCGGCCTGGACCTCGCGGCACCGCGCGAACAGCCAATCGCGGTTCACGTCCTTGCGCTTTAAGGGGCCGACAAGCAGGTAGAACAGATCCCGCTTGCACAGCTCGCGGCGGGCTTCGTGCAAATGCTCGTCGGACTTTTGGGCGGCGGCCTCGAGGACGGTCCTATACCACTCGATCGCGGCGAGGCGCGTCGGCGGCAATTTGAGGCGGCTCATAGGCCAGCATCCCCTCGATCTCTTGGCGAACCTGGGTGATTCGCACATCGACGTTGTTGATGGTCACGTTGACGTTGGTGGCTGGGGCGGCGGCTGGCTGCTCGCGGAACATCCCCAATTCCTTGCCGATGGCGACGGCTGCGGCGGTGGCGCCCCGGCTGTCGAACCGATACTCGCCGGTCGGATTGCCCTCGCTATCCAGCACCGCCTCGGCCTGCAGGGACCGATCGACGACGGTTTTGAGGGTTTGAAGGACGTATCGACGATCCAGGCCAAGCTCGGATGCGGCGTCTGCCAGCTTGTCGGCGGCCTGCGTTTCGATCTTCGCGACCGCCCTTTCGGTGGTGCGCTTGTCGTGCTGGGCGGCCAATGCAGCCCATCCGTGCTTGGAGGACCAGCGTTCGAGAGTTGCTTTGTGCGGGGTCTGCCCGCATTGCGCCCGCAATTTAACGGCTAGACCCGCAAGCGACCGATCAGGGCCCATGCCGATGTAGGCAGCACGCGCTTCTGGCTCGGTGATCCGCTGGGCGGACATTGCGGGTGTGGCCTCGGGTTGTGTGGGGTAAAGGTCGGCGCCCTATGGGTGGGGGCAGAAAATCGACCGTGCCACAATGGATATGCTTTCTGGACTGAGGGTGTCAAGGCTGTTGTCGTGCCGTTATGCGACGAGGCCAATTTACGCAGGTTTATCCGGTAAATGCTGGTTTGGAAAATCGAGTATCGGAGTCACAATTATTGGTGACAGTAACATTATGTTACGGTAAGGTTTGCATAGGTGATCGCGATGGGCGACCACCGATTCTCTACCGAGGAAAAGCACATGCAGTTTTCTGGGAATGTGGGCTGCGACTACCGGGACTTCCTGGTGAAGCAGAATTTGAACCGGGGCATGACGCTGCGCGCGGCTCGCGTGGCCGCCGATGCCGAGGACAGCGAGAAGCAGGCCAAGATGGGGCTGCGCGAAGGCCAGGCCATCATGCTCGGGCCGAACCGCTCCCTCATGGTCGCTGAACGTGGGGAGGGCTGAACGTCATGACGCTCAATCCGCGCGAAACCGCGACGATCCTCGCCGCCCTGCGCTTCTGGCAGGCGAACGAGGGGATGCCGTCGGCTGTCTTTACCGACATCGCCACGAATGACGGCTGCTTGGTTGCGCTGGGCATGGACGAAATCGACCGGCTCTGCGAACGCCTGAACTTCTTTACAGACGGCGAGACGGTCAAGGTTCTGTCCTTTGGGGAATGGCCTCAATTCCTGATCGACAACGCCGAGCACTTCATCGGCGAGTTCGGCCCCAAGTGGGCCGACATCTGCTTCAACGCAGCAAGGCACGGCGGGTTGATGGTGGGCGGCGGGGCCGCTCCCCTGGTCAAGGTGCTGCTGCGCGACAAAGCGGAGGTCCGCTGACGTGCTGACCTGCCACGATTGCGATTACTACCGCCCTGGTGGCGTCGGCCATTGCGATGCTTTTGAAAAGCACGCGCGCCCGGCTAGCGAGGACGTGTCGGCGTCGTGTCCGATGTTCGAGTTCGCGCTATTGGGCGACATCGACGTGCCGGCCGTCCGCGTGGTGCCGACATGAGGATCGTCGTCGATCAGATCGACCCGCCCGTGCCGTCTGCGGCGTTCGATTTCTGCGCCTATGACGCGGACACCTACGATGGTGCCGATGATGCCGGGGTTATGGCTCGGATCGTCGGCTACGGCAGGACACGCGAAGAAGCGATCTTGGATTTCCAGTTCCAGTGGGCAGAAGCGAGGGGCGAATGAGAAAGCTTTTTGGCGACGATTGGCCGCTGATTTTGATCCTTATCGGGGCCGCGTTTACCTGTGTTTTCATCGTCGGCTGGGTAATGCCGAAAATGTTTTTCACGATTTGGGGGGCTGCGACATGAACTGGCGCATCGCGCTCGAGGCTTTGGTGGGCTGGCTGTCCATCATCGGGATCTGCCTGCTCTTGGTCCTCTTTGCTGGCGCTGCTCATGCCCAGCGCTGGGGCGGGGCTCCGGTCGGCGGCGGGTTCGAGTGCGGGATTCCGCCCATGCCCCCTATCCCCCCGGCTGGGTGCCGGGATCTCGTTCCGATCTGCGTCTGCGACCAGAACGGTAACTGCCGGATCGTGTTTCAGTGCGTGCCCTGGTAAGACAGGGGCGGTCAGCCCGTGCGCTTGCGGCTCGGCGGGGTCGGCTCATAGGGGTGCATGATCG